AATATGATTTCATCACCAGCAATATCCCCTTTGGTAATTTCCAGGTCTATGATCCGGCCTACCAGGGCAGCGCGGTCACTTCCAAAATACATGACTATTTTTTTGCCAAGGGCCTGGACAAATTAGGCGACGGCGGTTTACTGGCCTACCTCGTAACCGACGCCTTTTTAAATACGGCATCAAACTCGCTCGCGCGTAAACATGTTTTTACTTCGGCAAATTTTATCAGCCTGTCAGTCATGCCGGAAAACCTGATGAAGGACACGGCAAATACCGAAGCGCCCAGCCATTTATTGCTGGTACAGAAGAACGATTTTAAGGAGGAGTTTACCGAAGCGGAAATGCTGCTGATCGATACCGTGGAGCAGGAAAACAGCTATGGCAGCTTCTCGCTGAACGCCTATATCGCCCGACACCCTGAACTATTGCTGGGTGATACCCAAGGCGAAGGCAAAAACCAGTATGGCAAGGCCATGCAGATGGTTTGGCAGAAAGGCCCGCTTGAGGAAATTCGTCAGCCGCTGATGGAACAGATCGATGAAGGCCTGGGGGCCAACTTTGACCGGGAACGCTGGCGCGCCTTACAGCAAAAGCTGGCCGCAGAAAAAAGCAGCACAAAGGAAGCCCAAAAAACCGCCGGAAACGAGCGGTTTTTTACGTTTCTGGAAATGCCGGAAGTTGCGGCGGAACAATCGGCGGGCCAGGGTCAGCTCGGTTTGTTCGATGCGCCGTCTGTCAATAACGATCAGGCGCAGGGCTATTTGTCCGATATGGACAGGGCTTTTGTCGATCCGGCAACCGGCAGGCAGATCAGCACCATCCGTACCACGGCGAAACCCGAACATGACAGTATCGTACTGATTACGGCGAGGGCGAAAGAATCCGGCAGGTATTTATATAAATTATACAGCAATGTCCAGGAACTGAGTTTTTCCAATAAATGGGTCAGCGTGAATACGCTTAGCTATGAGCTAAAGGCGCTATCCGCCAAACTCAAACATTTCGGGCATGATTACCGCTATGAAGGAGATAAAAGTTTAGAAGGCGCATTTCAATTGTTGCCCGACCGGCCGGTGCCGTTTACCGCGCTCAAGCCTTTTTACACAAGGGACACTTTAGTTATTCACGAAGGCAAGGCAGGTTTGACGGGCCTGATCGAAAACGGCGCTGCGGATTTCAAACCCTTTGACGATCAGAAGGATTTATCATTTTTCCGGGCCTACATTCCGCTGCGCGACAGCTATATGGAACTATATGCCGCCGAGGCAAATACCTTGCAGGTGCAGCCGGATTTGCGGGCACTGCTGAACCGCTATTACGAAAGTTTTAAGGCAAAGAACGGCGAACTTAACCGCCCAGTCAACCGTAACCGGCTATTACAGGATGCGGCACTGGGCTTTACCATTTTGTCATCGCTCGAACGCCGTGAAAACGATGCCTGGACAAAAGCGGACATCTTTTACGGGCCGGTATTTCCTCAGCAGGAAAACCTGCATACTGATGACCCTGCCGAGGCGCTGGCGCGAAGCCTGAATGATAAAGGCTTTGTTGATCTGGACTATATAGGTAAAATGACCGGGCTGGATGAGCATGAACTGGTGCGTAAGCTGGACAGGAACATTTTGCTTAATCCTGTTAGCAGGCAATGGGAAACCACCGATGCTTATTTGTCCGGCAACGTGGTCGCCAAACTCGAAAAGGCCGAACAAATTGCAATAGAAAACCCCGAAGATATTCAACTGGCCCGGAGCCTCGCCGCTATCCGGCGCGTACAGCCAGAGAAGATTCCATTTGAAGTGCTGGACTTTAACTTGGGCGAACGCTGGATACCGATGCGCTATTATGAGCAATTCGCCAGCGACTTGTTTAGCCTGGAAACCAACATCGAGTTCTTTTCATCGGTCGATTCTTTTAAGGTGAATTACCGGCACGGCAACGCCAAAACCGACGAGGAATTTGCGATTATGCCGAAGTCAGGCATTAAGATGAAAGGCGCAGCTTTGCTGGAACACGCACTGGAAAATACCAGTCCGTATTTCAGCTATACCATCGGTAAAGGCGGCAGCGCCGTCCGGCTGCCGGATAATGATGCTATACAGCTGGGCCACCAGAAAATTGAATCTATCCGCAGCCGTTTTGAAGAATGGCTGCGCGATTTGCCTAATGTGGAAAAGCAAAACCTCGAAGATTTATACAATAAGACATTTAACTGCTATGTGCTGCGCCAGTATGACGGGAGCCATTTGGCATTCCCTGGCCTGGACAGGAAAGCGTTGGGTATTCAGGATTTATACAAATCACAAAAGGATGCCGCCTGGCGCATCATCCAGAACCGGGGCGCTTTGATCGATCACGAGGTAGGTTTAGGTAAAACGCTCACTATGATCATTGCCGCGCAGGAAATGAAGCGATTGGGTATTGTGCAGAAGCCGATGATACTGGCGCTAAAAGCCAATGTCGGCCAGATCACCGATACTTACCGCAAGGCTTACCCGCAAGCAAAAATATTAGCGCCGGGTGAAAATGATTTTACCCCAGTGAAACGGCAAACGCTCTTTCACCAGATCAAAAACAACAACTGGGACTGCATCATCTTAACGCACGATCAGTTTGGCAAAATACCGCAATCGCCGGAAATACAGCAACAGATATTTGAGATCGAGCTGGACAACATCGACCGGGATTTGGATACGCTGCGATCACTGGGCGGCGAAGTATCGCGCAGTATTTTAAAGGGGTTGGAATTGCGCAAGACGAATTTGGAAGTCAAGCTAAAATTGGTACTGGATGCCATCGACAAGAAGAAGGACATCGGTATTGACTTTCAGGAGATGAATATTGACCACCTCTTTGTCGATGAGTCGCATAAGTTTAAGAACCTCACATTCACCACAAGACATACGCGTGTTGCGGGATTGGGTAACCAGGAGGGCAGCCAAAAGGCGCTGAATATGCTTTTTGCCGTGCGGACATTGCAGCAAAAGTTTGATGCGGACTTGTGTGTTACTTTCTTATCAGGTACGCCGATCTCCAACAGCCTGACCGAAATGTATTTGATCTTTAAGTACCTGCGGCCAAATGAACTGGAGCGGCAGCATATCGGCAACTTTGACGCCTGGGCGGCGGTATTCGCCAAGAAGACGACCGACTTTGAATTTTCGGTCACCAATCAGATCACCGCCAAAGAGCGCTTCCGCCATTTTATTAAGGTGCCGGAACTGGCCCTGTTTTATAATGAGATAACAGACTATAAGACCGCGAAGCATATCGCGCTTGATAAGCCCGAGCTGGAGGAAACACTGGTCAACATCCATCCGACACCGGATCAGCAAGATTTTATTGGCAGACTGATGAGGTTTGCGGAAACTGGCGATGCGACCCTGATCGGACGCGCGCCGCTGACCGAAGCGGAAGATAATGCACGGATGCTGATCGCGACCAATTATGCCAAAAAGATGTCGGCGGATATGCGGCTCATCGACCCTGATTGTGAGGATCACCCGGATAACAAGGTTAACGTTGCCGCCCGGAAGATCGCTGAGATTTATAAGCTGAGTACCCAGCATAAAGGAACGCAGATCGTGTTCAGCGATATCGGTACGCCAAAACCCGGCGTGTTCAATATTTACGATGCGCTGAAGGAAAAGCTGATCAGGGATTTTGAGATACCTGAACACGAGATCACTTTTATTCATGACTGGAGCGACCGGCAGAAGCCGGAGTTGTTCCGCAAAATGAATGCGGGCGAGATCAGGCTGTTATTGGGCAGCACCGAAAAAGCCGGAACCGGCTTAAACGTGCAGGCAAGGGTTTTAGCAATGCACCACTTTGATACGCCGTGGCGCCCAAGCGACCTGGAGCAACGCGATGGCCGGGGTGCCCGTCAGGGTAACTGGCTGGCCAAACAGCATTACGGCAATAAGGTGCTCAACTTTATTTACGGCGTAGAACAATCATTGGATGCTTACAAATTCAACCTGCTTAAAAATAAGCAAACCTTTATTTCGCAGATGAAAAACTGCGAACTGAACGTCCGCACCTTAGATGAGGGTGCACTTGATGAAAAGAGCGGCATGAACTTCTCGGAATATATCGCCATCCTTTCCGGTGATACGACCCTGCTGGATAAGGCGAAAGTAGAAAAGAAAGTAGCACAATTGGAAGGCTGGAAATCGGCCCATTTTAAGGAAGTGGCGCGGAACCGCTATAGCCTGGAAAACGCCGAAAAGGAATTACTAAGCGTGAAGGCAACATTGGACGGCGTCCTCAAAGACCAGGCCTTGTATCAAAAGGAACTGAAGTTTGCAAAGGATGGTACAAAACTGAACCCGGTAAGCCTAACCGGATATGACTTAGCGGACTCGGAAGCGTTGGGCAAGAAAATCATCGAATTTTACCGTGGCTGGAAGCCTAAAAGAGATGAGCCGGATGAAAGGCATATTGGTCATTTGTATGGCTTTGGTTTATACATCCGCCAGCAAAAGGAAGGCTATGAGGAAGATAATTTATTCAAATACCGCCTGCAAAACCACCTGTTTGCTGAAGGTCCTGGCGAAATTAAATACCAATCAGGCGGCGGACACCCTAATGTCGACAATCCCAAACTGGCAGCGAGATATTTCCTGAATGCCATTGATAAGGTCAATGGCCTGCGTGATACTTACGTAAAGAAACGTTCGGAACTGGAAAAAGAAATCCCGACCCTGCGGGAGTTAAGCCAGAAGACTTTTGAAAAAGAGGGCGAGCTAACAGAACTCCGCGTGGAGTTGCGCCGGCTGGAAGGCGAGATCGCCGCCAAGATCAGGGAAACGCAAATGAAAGCGGTGCCTGCCGATGAAGAAGTTGAACAAGACGTACAACAAGAAACCGAAGATACCCTCGACCATTCCGAAAACTTGCGGCTGTTGCGCTTGCAATCAATTGACCTGCCGGGTTATCCGGCGGAAGGCATGGGGCGCTAATTTTTATCACTAAATAATCTAACGATGGTGCAGTTTGAACATTTCCGCTGTCCGCTGCACCGTTATACCTTTTCGGTTAAACCTATTCGCCATTGGGTGGAAGAGCACTGCGAAGGCCGCGTATTGAATCTCTTTGCAGGGCAAACCCTTTTAAACGTTGATGAGATCCGGAATGACCTCGATCCCGAAATGCCGTGCGATTATCACCTCGATGCGTTGGAATTTCTGCGAAGCTGGCAGGATGAGAAATTTTACACCATTTTACTTGATCCACCTTATGCTTACCGCAAAAGCATGGAGATGTACAAAGGCATGGTCTGTAGCCCGTTCCGGCAGTTAAAGGACGAAATTCCACGCTGCCTGGCACCTGGCGGTATTGTTATCACATTTGGCTATCATTCGGTCGTCATGGGCAAACAGCGTGGCTTTGTAACCGAAAGCATTGCGCTCTTTTCACACGGCGGCGCGATACATGATACCATAGGCGCCATCGAGCGACGCCAAATTTAAAATTCAAGCAACTATATATGGAGGAACGGCGCAAGCCCTCCTAACATCCATTAACAAAAAATCAAATGGAAGACCGCCGAAGGCGGCCCTTCAGCCATTAA